CATACCAGCAGTCGAAACCGCTGACGGCTAAGTAGTGGTCAACCTGCGCCAGATAATGAGCTGGGATTTTCCCATCCGCCCACTTATCTGCGGAGAAGGGCGAAACCGTCTTGCACTCCAATCCAGCTTTCTGCCCAACGATCAGGCGGTCAAAGTCTGCCAGAAGCAGCGGATGTTCCTCGCTCTGGTAGATAGCGTTTGCACGGCGCACCTTAAAGCCCGTTTCTTCGGAGAACCGCTGCGCCACATAATCCTCCAAATCACGGCCCTGCCGCATGGCCTCGTTGTCGATATTTTCAATGGTATCGCTGATTTTATCGTAGTACACCTGAAATGCAGAGCGATAGGGATTCAGGCCAAGGATAGCCCCGGCATCCGTGCCGGTAATGCCGCATTTGCGGTAGTGGAGCCAATCTTCTTTTGACAGGTTCCGTGTAGATACAAGCCTTTTCATGCAATGTTCAACCTCTCTTTCATCTGTTCTTCTGCGATAGAGAAATCATATTCCACCAAGTCTTTGATAATGGTGGAAAATTCGTCCACCAAGGTGCGGTCATCATCCAGCCACAGGGCATACAGGAAATCCAGAATATTCCGCTGCACCCGAAGATGATTCCAGAAACGCTCGTCCATCTGCTTTTCGGTGTCCATCGTAATCAAGGCACTGACAATGGTGCTTTTCATCGTGATCTCGTATGCTGTGGTGCAAGTTGGCTTTGGAAAGTTGATCTCGATGCGGTCAAGGAACTCAGAAAACTCCCGGACAGCCCGGTTGCTCACATCGTTCATACGTCCTCCTTTATGCTGCTGCCAGCACCATCTTGTAGGCTTTGTCAATCATGGGATTGCCCTCTGCGGTACGCAGGAACAGATTCTCATTGTAGTTCCGGGTCTTGCGGATGGGGTCTGCATGGGTGGCAAAGTCGGAAACAGCGTTCACGAACCGCCAGCCGTTCTTTCCGACCCACTCCAGATCGGGTGCATTATAGTAGCGAGCCTTCAAATCTTCCTGCAAGCGCAGGTTGTTCTTCCGCTGGCCATCGGTCAGATCTTCGGTGACAGGGAAAAACTCATTGATGAACTCCTGCACCTTGCGGCCAGACAGCTTGATGGTAGTCAGTTCATGGATGCCCTTGCCCAATTCCCCCATATAGCTGTTGGCAAGCTGCAAGGTTTCACGGGCATCCTGCACACGGAGCAGAACATTTTCGGTGTGGCGAGCAGTCCAGATGCGCTTTGCCGTGCCCAGAGCCAGATTCAGGGTGTTCTGGCAGACCACACGAACCGGGGTCATAGCGACTTTTACACCAGAACTGCCATCGTGACTGTTAAAGAACACAAGATATGGGGTCACTTCATCTCCGGCGATGATGTACTTCTCCGGCAGCTTCGCCAGCATCCAGACTTTCTTGCCGCCCTGCAAAGAACCGGCAGTTTCATAAGTGACACCTTCACCCAGCAGATCATCGGTGAACTGGAATGCTTCTTCGTTCTGCACGATGCGATAACGGTCAGATACCACCCCCAGAACAGCATCATCGGTGCTGCGGACGTTAGCCCGATAGCCGGGGATTATAGCACCCGTGCCGGAATAGATATTGCGGCTCTCCACCTGCCAATCCAGACCGGCCAGTTCCAAGGCTTCACGGCTTGCAGGGGCATCCATGACAATACGGCCAAGGCCATGCCACGGGGTTTCACGGACAGAGAACATGGTTTCAACATTTGCAGACATAACTACTACCTCCTGAAATTTTAATGTGATTACTTGTTTTCGAGTTTATGGGCGATCCAAATAATGAGTATTACAGCAGTTTTCCCGATTGCTTTTGCTCCCTTCATCAGAATCTTTACCATAATATCAGCCATTGTTTTTCCTCCATTTTTCAAGCAAAAAGTAAAGACCTGTGGACAGAATCAAACTGCTCACAGGTCTTTCTACAAAGATAATATATAACTGTAATTTTTTCAGATACGCTTTGTCTTGTGTCAGGTGTGTCAAATGTGTCAGGTTTTTATGAAACTCTCTATATATTTCTTTATTTTTATTCCTTCTACTCTATTTTCTCTCTTAGATAAAGCGATCGGGATAATAGATAATATATAATAAAGGTTTCTCAAAAATTCTGACACATCCGGCACAGCTGGCACAGTACTTTACGGTCAAGTTTTTGTGCGGATACCCACGGCTACCGTGAGGTCATGCCACTCATTTTTACGAATTCCCTGATTCCGGGAAGCCTTAAAAGCCTTAGCTTCTTCAAAAGAAATCCTAAAACGAGCCATCTCAATAAAGCCATCCAACGTACAAGTAGCACTATTTCGACTCTGCACTTCTGTCAGTTGGAAATCAAGCACCCAGCGATACTCCTCGTTCGTCAGCGGCGTGATCTGCGCCACACAGCTATTGACAAGCTCCCGGTCAACATCGTTCTTTGATGCCCGCTGCCATTCATCCAGCTTCTGCGAGATCAGATTCATGTCCAACGCTCCACTGCGTTCATCCTCCTGTTCTACGCTCTCATACTGAGATTGCAGATCTGCGATCTGGTTGTCTAAGCCTTTGCGACGTTCCATAAGTTCCTGTTTGGTGATGATGCCATCAACACACAGGTCAATATACTTGTCCAGCCGTTCTCTCTGCTTAGCGATGCTCTTTTCCAGCATTGCCTTTCTGGAAATACGCACAGTCTTTTCCTCTGCCATGCAGCGGTTCAGAATCCGGTATACCTCTTTGACTGTTTTGCCCTTGTCAAAGGTAAGATGTTCAAACACCTTTGCTGCCATCAAGTCCAGCTTCCACTCACAGATTGCCTTGATTTGGCAACTAATTCCCAAGTCCAAGCCATGCTCCTGCAAATAGCTGATGCTTGGCCTGCGTGTACGGCGGTAGCACTGAAATCCATGAATTACAGCACCATCCCGGTTCACACGCCACTTAAACTGAATAAATCCTGCACCGCAACTGCAACGCAATTTTGCCGTCCAGACCGACTTAGGCGTATTTCTCATGTACTTGTGCTTTTTCCCATTTTCATCTATTACCCGTGCTGATTTCGATGCCAAAATCTGCTGGCATCTATCCCACATTTCTTCTGATACCAAAGGCTCAAAGTCACCTTTCACATAGATGTAGCTGCTCTCGTCCAGATTTTTAACACGCTTCTGTGTCAAATATCCGTCGCTGTGGGATTTATTGTAACAGATACACCCCTTATAGGTTGCATTATGCAGAACTCTGCTCACCTTGGAAGAGTCCCACGAAACATGGCCGCCTGCATCCAATCGGCCAAGGCGGTATAATTCGTTTACGATTTTAACCAACCCATTTTCCCCGGTAGAATACATTTGGAAAATCAGTCTTACCGTTTCAGCTTGGTCAGGGTCAGGAACATAGGTTCCATTCTCCCTGCGGTATCCTAAGATGTTTCCGCTGCCATATAAAACGTGCTTCTCCCGGCTGATTTTCTGCCCAGCCTTCACGCGCTCTGAAATTTTGCGACTCTCATCTTGTGCCATAGAAGACATGATCGTCAGCCGAAGTTCGCCATCGTTGGTCGCCGTGTTGATACCATCGTTGATGAAAAATACGTCCACCCCACGTGCTTTCAACTCCCGTGTGTAGGACAGCGTATCAACTGTATTTCGTGCAAAGCGGCTCACTTCGCGAGTAATAATAAGGTCAAATTTTCCCTTCTGGGCATCCTCCATCATGCGCAAAAACTCCGGCCTCTTCTGTGCTTGCGTTCCGGTAATACCTTGGTCTACATAAACCTCCACGATTTCCCAATCTGGGTGCCGAGAACCTTCAATTTTATACCACTCCAACTGATTTTCCAGTGCGTTGATTTGTGCCTCATGTTCTGTTGAGACACGCGCGTACACGGCTATCCTCATAAAATTTAACCTCCACTGTCTCTGACTCTTTTCTGCGGCAAAAAGAAAGGCTCTGGCCGAATCCCCTCCGCCAGAGCCTTTCTCTGTTGTTTACGAAGCCTTTGCAGGCGGTTCTTCCTCCTGCTCACGCTTCATCCGAAGGAAGTTCTGATAAGTGGGCAGGTTGATTACTCCTGCTGCAAAGAGAGCTTCCACCAGACAATAGGCCATCGCCTTTTCGTCAATTTCCAGCATTGTGATACCTCCCTTGGTTATCGTTAATGGTGCTTAGAGTCAGAGGTATAACGTATCATCGAAGAATTAGAAGTTACGGACGGGGTTTGATTCCTTGGAAAGCAGATACCGGATTCTTTCGGGCAATCATATCCTCTCCTATACACCGGAAGCGAGTATGCTTTATTCCCCTTTGGGTAAGTTCTTGCGTGAATGCCTTTTTGCTACACGCACACATATTCTTCTCTTTGCAGTAGTCCGAGTAAGCATTATACAGGTCTTCTGTAGCAGTCACCGCTTTCGGCTCGCTCCTATCACAGCTTTCCTGTATAAATTTTCCTACGGTCTTCGCAATAGAGTCTCTCACAATGCACTTTGCGTTGTCCATCTGGGGAATTTCTGGGAAGATGTAATTGAGTTTCACAAGTTTCCGCGCATAGCGCAGGGCTTTTGTAGCAATCGCATCTCGCTCTTTCCAAATTTTGTCTCCCAAATCCGGGTCTTGCTGGTCATCCGGGATTGCATAATTAAAAGGCAGATATATGATACGT